CTTCTTCTCAGTCAGTTCTTTTTTCAAATATAACTATACAAGAAAAGCAAGAGTATTTAGTTCCTGTTTATGCTAGTGATATGTGGGGTAACGCTAATAAAGTATTAAGAAGGGCAGAAGGACAATCGTTAGACCTTAATAGAACATCAAAATTATTAAAATGATATTGAAAAGAACAGACAAAACTCTTATTGAAGTTGGTTTTATGCTTAGGAAGGGATTGCAAGATGAACTTGAAGAACAAAAGCATAATGCTAGTCGCAAATTAACCAGAGGTCTTAAGTATCATATAAAGAACAATGTTTTAAGCATTATTTCATCTGTTAGTTATTGGAAAGCAGTAAACAATCCATTATTTGCTAAAATACCAAACCTAAATGCAATCCAAAGTTGGATGAATGTTAAGAATTTAAAAGGAAGTGCTACTGCTATATTGAGGAAATTAAAAAACAAGGGTTATGGTCAGCCTTATGTATCTTGGACTGAAGGCAATAGATTAAGAAGAACAGACTTTGCAGGATATACAGCAAGAAAATTTAAAGATAAGATAGTACAGAAGTTAGCACCATCTATAGGTAAAGATGTAGCAGATATGATAGGAGTACAAATTAAAAAAAATAATCCAAAAACAAATGTTCAAAAGGCATTTTAATTAATTATATATATGGCAACGAATACAGAGAAAGTAGTAGTTCAGGTAATAGTAAAGGGTGGTAAACAGTTAGATAATTTAACAAAAAAGACAGCAACTGCCACAAAAAGTGCTGGTGGATTAACTAAAAGTATGGCTAAGATGGCAGGAGGTATTTTAGCTGCATCTACTGCATTTAGAGGAATTAGTCAATTAATAGGAGGTGCTATAAAAACTTTTAAAAACTATGAATTTCAAATGGCTAAAGTAAAAGCCATTACAGGAGCAAGTGAAAAAGATTTTCAAAAACTATCAAATACAGCACAACAACTAGGTCGTTCAACATTCTTTACTGCATCACAGGTTGCTGAACTACAAGTTGCTTTTGGTAAGTTAGGATTTTCAACAACAGAAATATTAGCAGCACAAGAAGCTACATTACAATTAGCTACAGCAACTCAATCAGACCTAGCTAGAGCAGCAGTAGTAGCTGGTGCAGCAGTAAGAGGTTTTGCGTTAGATGCTTCTGAAACACAAAGAGTAGTAGATGTTATGGCTGTAGCATTTACAAGTTCTGCTTTAGATATAGAAAAATTCCAAACATCTATGACTAAGGTTGCTCCTATTGCAGCAGCAGCAAGTATATCTTTAGAGGCTACTACAGCAGTTATGGGAACACTTACTGATGCTGGTATTGAAGCATCTATTGCAGGTACATCTTTAAGGAATATATTTCTTAAAATGCAAGACCCTGCTTCTGATTTATCTAAACATTTAGGGTTTACAGTTGAAAATACAGATGACCTTGAAAAAGCCTTAACTCAATTAAATGATGAAGGATTGTCAAATGCTGAGATGATGGAACTTGTAGATTTAAGGCAAGTAGCAGCCTTTCAGACTATGGTTAATGGTACTACTAGTATTTTAAGTTTAACTGATGCTTTAGAAGATGCTAATGGAGAGGCTCAGAAGATGGCTGATATAATGGCAGATACTTTAGAAGGTGATATTTTAAAAGCAAAATCTGCTTATGAAGGTTTTGAATTATCTGTAATGGGTGGTAACAATAAAATATCAAGGTCATTAAGACTTGTGGTTCAAGAATTTGCTTCCTTTTTTGGCATATTAACAGATAATATGAGGTCATCTGAACAGTTGGGTGCTGATTTCTTAACACAATCATTGAAGAATGTTCAGGAAATGGAAAATGCAGGTAAGGCTGTTCAGAAAGTTCAAAAAGACAGTAATATAACTTTAAGAACAAGAGCAGAACTTTTACAAGAAGAAATAGATAAGGTTAAAAAAACACAAGAAGGTCAGAAAAAGGTTTTGGCTATTCAGATTCAAGTAGGTGAAGGGTATGGTCGTATAGCAAAAAAAGCTAGAGATAATGCAGAAGATTTTACAAAGCAAATAGCTGCAAGAGAATTAGCAATAAAGGATTTAACTGAAATACAAGAAATAGAAGTAAAGGCAGAGAAAAATAAAAATAAATTATTAGATTTAGAGAGGCATATACAGTTTGAAAAAAATAAAAGAGCTAAAAATAAAAAAAATAAACAAAGCATAATAGATGATGAAAAAACAGCAACAGATGCGTTTAACAATGAAAAGTTAAGAATAGATAAAAATGCTAGAGAAAGGCTAAATATTTTTAAACAGGGTTTAATTTCAGAAAATGAAGATGAAAAAATAACTCAAGAAACTTATGATCAACTTGCTTTTGATGCAGAGCAGCAAAGGCTTCAAGACCAACTTGAACTACATATTAAGTACCTACAAGACACTTCAGGTATTAATGGTCAGATTCTTACTAATGAGTTAAAGATGATTTCTGATAAGGCTGATGCTGAAGCTACTGCTGCAAAAAAGAAATTAGATGAGGAGGCTCAAGCAAAGCAAGATAGACAAGATCAAATAGATGAGGTATCTCAACTAGGAACTCAACTTATTGCTCTTGCAGGTGAAGATAAAAAAATGCAAGCGATTAGAAAAGCAGGTGTTCAAATATCTGCTGCTGCTTCAATAGCTAACAATTTGTTGGCTTTAAGTAATATGACATTATCAATTTCAGAACAGGCAAAATTACCATTTCCAGTTAATTTAATAGCAATGGCAAGTACATTCGCAACAGTATTATCTTTATTTGCAAATGTTAAAGCATTAAAAGATTCATTTGGAGATGGAGGAGTAGTTGAAGAATTTGCTAATGGAGGAATGGTTCAAGGTAAATCTCATGCACAGGGAGGAGAGAAGTTTGCAGTAGGAGGTAGAGTAGTTGAATTAGAAGGTGGTGAGGCTGTTATTAATAAAAGAAGTACAGCAATGTTTAGTAACCAATTATCTGCAATGAACGCAGCAGGAGGAGGTGTTAAGTTTGCTGATGGAGGTATGCTTAATTCACCTTCATTCTCACAGCAAGAGTTTAATGCTATTGGTCAGAACAAAATGATGGGTTCAATGGGTGGTACAAGTAAAGTAGTTGTAGTTGAGGCAGATATAACAAGAAGTCAAGAAACTGTTAATGTAATACAATCTCAAGCAACAATTTAATAATTAAAGAAATAAACAAATGTTTGTTGATAAGAAAACAAAGTTAGAACGATTAGATGTGTGTAAAAGTTGTAGTTTTTACCGAAACTTCTTACTATTAAAGAAGCCTAAAATAAGTAGAGGAGCAAGATGTGCTAAATGCAAGTGCTTCCTAGATGCTAAGACATCACTAACAAAAGATTTTTTTGGAAAATGTCCAGAAAACAAATGGTAATACTTCCTTATGAATTTTAAAGAAATCGCTGATAATTACAGTAAGAACAAAAGGAGTATGATGACTGATGCAGTTATTAAGAACAAAAATCATCAAAGAAATTTCCCAACATACCATGCAGATTCATTATACTTGATGTTTGCTGAATGGCATTTAATGTTTCCAAAACAAAAGCAATCTATTAAGTGTACTTCATGTAGATCAGCAGTATGTCAGTTTTGGGAAAGGATGGTTGATGAATGGATAGATATGGAGCAAACACCTAAAAAAACTTCTAAAAAGAAAAATGTCCCTAAAAAAAATAAGACAAAATAAAGCAGATGTAGTCTTTGACTTCATTGAAATTGCTGGTAGTGAGTTAGAAAAGAGGTTTGGGGATAATCCAACCAGTAAGGATGTTATAAGACATCTTGCAGAGAGAGGATTGATTGAACCTAAGAGAATTAGGAATTATATGATTATTGCTGACTTTGACAGGATGCTAGTAGGTAATGAAGGCAGTAGAACTAACACTTGGATGGACTTATCCATTAAGTATGACATAAGTGAGAGCATGGCTCAAAACATAGTCTATAAGGAAAGAAAGAAGGCTACACCATCAAGTAATATTACATACTAAAAATTTTGTAGGTAAATTAGGTAAGATTAAAAACACTTACTTGTATTTTTGTCGCTATGAACGAGAAATGGTATAACATTCAAAACAAAGCAGGTGAAACTGCTGACATATATATATTTGATGAAATTGGAACTTATGGAGTAACTGCACAAGACTTTATATCAGAAATCAAAGGACTAAAAGATATGCCAATCAACATACGCATTAACTCTTTAGGTGGAGATGTGTTTGACGGAATGGCTATGTATAATGTAATTAAAAGGAGAGAATACAAAACTACAGTCTATATTGAGGGCATAGCAGCAAGTATCGCTACTATCATTGCTTTAGGTGCAGATGAGGTGATAATGGCTGAGAACTCTTTATTTATGATTCATAACGCTTGGGGAGGAACTTCAGGAGAAGCTAAAGATATGCGTAAGACTGCAGAAACTCTTGATAAGATTACAAGTGAACTAACAGACATATATAGAAAGAAAACAGGATTGTCTTACGAGGCTCTTGTAGATATGATGGATCAAGAAACTTGGTTAAATGCTAAAGAGGCTTTTGACTTAGGATTCATTGACACTATCTCTGATTCTATTAAAGTGGCTGCTAAGTATGATGTTTCTAAGTTTAAGAACATCACACAGGAAGAAATTAAGAATAAATTAAGTATTAATATAAATAACAAAAAAATGACTAACGAGTTAAAAGAATGGTTCAATAGCAAGGTTGAAGAAATTGTTACTTCTGTAAAAGGAGAAGTAAAAGTTTCTGCAGATGTTGCTGAACAGACTGCGATAACTGTGAACTTAGGAGATAACGAAGAAATTACAAATAAGATTTCTGAATTTGAAGCTAAGAACATTGAATTATCAAACAAGATTTCTTTACTAGAGGGTGAATTAGTTTCTGAAAAAGGAAACAATGAAACTTTAATTGTAGAGGTTGAAGGTTTGAACGCAAAAATCAACAAGGCAGATGCTAAAGGTACAGAATTAGAAACTTCAAGCGACCCTGCAATAGTTGAAAACAAAATAGTAGATGGCAATTCAGCATTTTATGATGCAATGGCTGCAAGAATTAGAAGCAAATTTAATAATTAAAAAATAAAAAAAAATGGCAATAGGTAATGTAGCATTTGATAGTACAAATGCAGGATATAGTGGAGCAAACTTAAACGAAATATTTTACGAACCAGTATTTAGAAGTGATGATATAATGCGTAATTATAGAGTTATTCCTAACGTAAAGCACGTTATGAATGTTTACACTTCAGCAAAATTAACAAAAATAGTAGAGGCTCAATTAGCTTGTTCTCCTTTGAGTCAAGACCCAGTAGTAAAATTTAATGTAGACCAAAAAGTAATTACAGCAGGTAGATGTAGAGTTGCTTTAGAGCAATGTAGTCAAGAGTTTTACGGAACTTTCATTGAGGAGTCTTACAGAAATGGATTAGATGTAAATAATCTTGAAGGGACTCAATTAGCAGACGCAATCGTAAACAGAGCAGTAAATGGTATCGCTTCAGATGTACTTAGATTAGCTTGGGGTGGTGATTCAGCAGCAGCAACTCCAATAGCTTACAGAGCATTTGATGGTTGGATGAAATTAATGGGTGCAGATGCAGTAGTATTAGCAGCAAGAACTGAATTAGATGTAGTTCTTCCAGCAGCACCAACAGCAGGAGAAGCAATTAATCTTTTAAGAACTATGTATGATGAAGCTCCAGCAGCTTTACAGCAAGTAGCAGCAGCAGACAAGAAATTGTTTGTAACTCCAAGAATCTTTAATGCTTACTTAGCAAACTTAGAGGGTAGTAGTGCTGATTTAGCATTAGTTAATCAAGTTGATGGGATGCAAAGAGTAATGTTTAGAGGTGTTGAGGTTGTAGCAATGTATGAGTGGGACACTACTTTAGCTGATTTAACTGGTGCTGTAGCTCCTGCATTATTTGAGTCTGTTAAAGGTGGTACAACTACTCAAAATACTCAAGGTGCTTGTTACTGTGCAGTAGAGAACTTAATTATTGGTTCTGATGTAACTGACCCAGAAGGAAGTTTCAAAGTATTTTATGATGATTTAGAAGAAAAAATGTTCTTCAGAGGTTACTTTAAATTAGGAGTACAGTTCTTATATCCTTCTCTTGTTCAGTGGGGAGTAATGGCAGACTTCGTATAAACAATAATGTAATAATAGAGGAGAGGGTGTAAAAATCTTCTCCTCTTAATTACTTTTAATAAATTTAAAACATAAGAAATAATGGCAATAGATAGTGGAGTAACAATTAATTGTTTAGACCTTCAAGCTCCAGGAGGAATAAGACAAATCTTATTAAGGAGTTGGGCAACTACAGATATAATAACATATGCAAATGCAGGTACATCTCCTACTGCACAGCATCAAATATCTTCAATTACAAGTGGAGGAGCTTCTACTGCAGCTTGGTTTAATTATGACTTTAAGGATCAAGTACCATCCATGACAATAAATGGTACTAAAGAAAATGGTTCAACTCAATTTGAGGTAGGACTTTCTTTCATGTTACCAAGAATGACTTCTGATAAGTTTCATCAAATTCAAGCAATGCTTAGAGAATGTATTATGGCAATAGTAGTTACTACTTCTGGAGAGTCTTTTGTTGTTGGTGTTAGTGAGTTGTACAGAAATGAATCAGTAGCAGCAAGAAGCCAGACATTTGCTAATATAGCTACAGTAGAAGGAGGAAGTGGAGCAGCGTATAATGATGACAATGGTATTACTGTAACGTTAATGGCAAAGCAATATGAATTGCCAAGAATTTATTCTGGAACTATTGCATTGACAGGTACAGATGGTGCTACAACTACATAATAATATAAAAAATAAAATAAAATGGCAATACAAGACGGACTAGAAATAGATTGTGCGGATGTTCAAGCTGCTGGTGGAGTAAGGCACATATTAATAAGAGAATGGCAAGCTGGTGATCTTGTGATTACAGATCAAGCTGCAAATCGTGTAACTAGAATACGAGATAATGGTGGTACAGATGCAGACTGGGGTGTTTATGAGTCTGAAATAGAATCATCATCTTTAGTGATTAATGGTGTTAATGAAGGAAAGGACAATACAGAATATGAATTAACTTTATCGTTTTTTCTTCCTAATCTTGAAAGAGTTAAAATGATAAGATTACAGGAAATGCAAGGTAAGTGTTTAATGGCTATAGTAGTTGATGTTAGTAGTATTCATAATGCTGCTACTAATTTCATTCAAAACTTTGTTTTGGGTATTAGTGATGTTAGATCAAATGTTTATCCCTCAGCTTATAGAAGAAATCAAACTTATGCTCGTATAGCATCAATAGAGGGTGGTACTGGAGCTGCTTTTTCTGATAAAACAGGAGTAACTGTAACTTTAACTTGTACTCAATTTCAATTACCTTACACTTACACTGAAGCTGCTGGTGCTGGTATAACTATTGGAGCTACTGGATTAACAGCTACAACTACTTAAAAAAAAAGATATATCAATAGGTTGGCTTTGCTCGTAAAAAGTTTATAACATTTCCCTATTAATATCTTTCAATAAATATGTGTGATTGTAGAAATAAAACAGTAGATTTACAAATAATAAATATATACTTACTTATGAACGAATATATAAAAAAAGAAGAAACTCCTCTCGTTATATGGAAAAACAATGTCTATTTTGATTTTACCAAGAATACATCTCAAGAATTATTAGCGTATGGTTACGAGGAATTAGGTTTAACTGATTATATTGAAAAAACAATTAAAGATGAGTCAAAAAAAGCAGTCAAAATTAAAAAGTCAAGCAAAACTTCAGACTCAGAAAAGTAATACTTTTGAATTTGGGGTTTTTAACTTATCAGTACCTCAGAATATTGAAGAGCCTCAAGACATCTCTAAGATTAGGACTAAGTTTATACCATTTGGCACTAACAACTTATTTCCTCAGTATTTAGCTGAATTAAAAAGGAAGTCATCTACCCATAGAAGTGTACTGGCACAAAAGACAATATTTACAAGTGGAGCTAAATTTGTTAGTAATAACGAAGATATTAGTGATTTCATAAAAGATGTAAATGCTGATGGAGAATCATTAAGAATGATTTTTAAGAAATTAGCAGCAGATTATTATACATTTGGAAATGCTTACTTAGAGGGGGTTTTATATGATGGTGGGGTAAATCTATATCATGTAGATGCAACTACTGTTAGGATGTCTAAAAACAAGAAGGAGGCTTATGTGCATCCAGATTGGGCTAAGTACAATACAATGAAAGATAAGTTGAGTGTAATTCCTATGTATCCAGATGCGAGGGAGAATAGATTTATACTTCAATTTAAAGATTACGAACCTACATTCTCATTTTATGGATTACCAGACTATGTTGCTGCTTTAGAGCATATTGCTGTTGATTATGAAATTGGAAAATGGAATCATACAAAATTTAAAAATGGTTTTCAGCCATCTGCTATTGTTGAGATTAGTGGAGATATGGGGGAGGAAGAAGCAAAAAAATTAGTACACGAAGCACAGAAAAAGTTTGTTGGGGAGGGTAATAATGGTAAGATTATGTTTATCGTTAAAAATGGTGATACTTCTCCTGCTAATGTTTCTATAATAAAAGATGACCAAGAAGGTAGTTGGATAGATTTACAAAGAATAACTGACCAAAACATTGTTACTGCTCATAGATGGCAGCCATCTTTAAGTGGATTAGTTTCAAGTGGTAAGATGAATAATACTGGTAGTGAGATAAGAATTGCTTATGACTTAGCAATGACTACAGTAATTAAAGATACTTCAGACTTGTTGTTAAATGGAATTAAGACTATATTGTTTAATGAATTAGGTTTTTTACCTGAAGATTTAATCATTCATTATGATCCACCAATTAGTTTTGCTACTCAAATTGACCCATCTAAAATACTTACAATTAATGAGCAAAGAAGATTATTAGATGAAGATTTGCCAATGCTAGAGGAGGGTGATATGTTCTTAACTGATAGAGAGCAAATAATTGTAACAAGGGATGATGACGCTGATGGAGTAGGTGATGACAATGCAGGTGATTTAACTGTAACTGAAAAAGAAGATTAACTATGGCAAACACAAATAAATTTAAGACACTAGCAACTGCTG